CACCCCGGATGTATAGGAGATAGATCACCCCGGCTGTACCAACGGGTTGACGCTAAAACACACAGAGCGCAAGAATGCGGACCAGTAAGAACGCGACGATAACCAGTAACGCGTCGATCATCCCGCATCACCTCTCGGGCTGTGTGCGTTTTGGCTAGCTGCAAATCGGTGGCCGCGATGCTCTGCGCCCGCCGCCCACCAGCAGCCACCGCCACATCAAACGGTTTACCGCGGGACAGATCGGTCCACACCTGAACGTAGGGCCGCCGATACACCTCTACCGGGGCGACGCCACGCAGCCCGCTCAACGCATCCTGAGAGATGCCCACGGGGGCGGTGCTGCCCCCACCAGCAGCGGCTATCACCTGCGCAAGATAAGCGCTGGTCACCCCCGCCATGACCTGCTGGGCAGCCAACACCGTGGGCACCACCGACAAAACGAACGCCTCAGCCGCGGCATCCCGATAATCACCCTGAGCGGCGTACATCATGGCCACAAAACCCAGCAGCCGGGACCTCAACGCCGTGGTAGCCGCGAAATAGGCGGCGGTCATGGCCGCTGTGCTGGCGTCCTGGGGTTGCGGTGGTGGATTAGAGGGAGCGGTCACAGCTGCGAACTAATGGCAGGACCAGACGGTCGCAACCGTTCAGCGGCAGCACTACCAGCGGGCAGCCCCATAGCCCGGGCCACCGCCTGGGCGGGCACCGCGGCACCACCAGGCGCGCCAGCCGGCTTAGGCGCATTGAACGGCGCCGCCGGTGGGGACAGGATCGAGTTGAGCATGGCGTCCGACGCCCGTTCCGACTGCATCCGATCAATCTGGCTGGGCGTGAACGGCAACAAACTCATCCGGGTACGCCACGGAACCCCCGCAGTGACCAGCTGCACATTCGCCGCTGCCATCTCCATCAACGTCCGGAACTGGGGGTCCTGCCAGATCACCTCACAGTCGTCGGGGACGGTTTTGCCTTGCACCATCCCCGCGAGCTGATACACAGTCTCCCACGATTCACCGAATTCGGCGCTGCGTTCGGTGACTTTGCTCGTCAACCCCGTTTCGGCGGCGGAAAGCGCATCCCCCGATAAGTTGACCATGGCCCCGAGCAGGTAATGCGGCGGGGTGCGGGTGATCGCCGCAAGATGCTGCACATCAGCCTCAACCGCTTTCAGCACCGACGTCAAATCCGCGGGCTGGAACTCCCCGAACTTCGCGGCGTCATCAGCCACGTTCCACAACAAATCAGCACCCGGATCGAAACCACCCGCCGGGTTACCGTTCTCATCCGTGAGATCCACGCCGGTGGCCCACCGCTGCCGATACGCCTGCATCGTGGAAATCACCATCCGGTCCAACACCTCAGTGTTGATCCGGTCCTGCACCGGTAGCACGTCCTCGAACTCGCCTAACGTGTTCCCACCAAGGTCGGGGCAGCACATGAAGGGAACAACGGGGACCTCCCCGAGGGTGTTGACGGCGTACCCGTCCGGGTAGTCGTCGCTGACGTCGGGTTCCCACGCGGCCTGGGTCCACATGTTCATAGGGGGCTGTTTTTGGGTGCGGCCCCGGTAGTAGTGGATCGAGTCCGGTAGGTACAGCACGGCCTGCTGGCGACTGTTGATGTCATCCCACCACGTTTTTAGCGCGGCGAGCCGTTTCCGCCGGTTGGTGGGGGATGATTCGTGGATGACCTGCCGCGGGTCCTCACCGGTCACCAGCGGCTGACCCGGCTTATCGGGGTCCTCACCGACAATCACATAGGCGCGGGACATGACGATCGCGGCGCGGTGCACCAAACCGGAGTCGGCGTCGAGATGGTTGGACTGCCACCATCCCCAGGCTTGTTTGTCGAGGGTTTCGGAGCCGTCACCCCCGGTGCGGAACCCGGTGACTTTGAGGCGTTCCACCACGGACTCGGCGACCAGTTTGCAGAAGTTGGTCTTGCTTTGCTTCTGGAATTTGCGGTACGCCTCCCGCATCTTCATATTCCCGAAGGGCAGGGGGTGGTTACCGCGCCAGTAGTCGTCGAGGCGGTCCATGCGGGGGATGTCCCCACCGAGGCGGGCACCGAGACGCAGCAGCCACCAGTCGGGACTGTTGGGGGTTTTCGCGTCGGGCAGCACGCAGACCCCCGCTCACGCTGTGTTGGACTTGCGTAGTGTCATACACGGGGGTAGTGTCATACACATGACAGCAACCGAGTACCGCCCAGCGAAGTCTTACGCCGCCGAAATTCGCGCCAACATCAAGGCCGCGCAGAAGTCCAGGCAGCTAGACCCAAAGTGGAAGATCCGCGTGCGAACCGAGTTGGCCAGCATGTGCGCCGAAGTTGCAGTTCATATCCAAGGCGACGCAGTCACCGACGAGTTCCTGTTCGGTAACAGCCGAACCGAATACGGGCACGCTCGATACACCGATGAAGCCCTTGCCGTGGCCGCGCAAGTCCGCGAATTAATGGCCCCCGCTGCGAACTGGCACGACGGCCGGATGCATTTCCTATTTTTGTACTGGCGCGACGGACTAATGGCCTGACCAATGCCCCGACCAGGCCCGCGTCGTCAAGGTAAGACATACCGTCTCTCAGATTCCGCGATAGCTGACATACAGGCTGTCGCGGAACGCGAGAATGTGATCGAATCTGAGGCAGTCAGACTATTACTCTCCTACGCCTACCCCCGCATGCCCATGGGATGGCGACCAGACAAGGAATAATCATGCGTATGTCAGTGGGCGTCGGCCCGCTCCGCTTCTACAGCAACGGCCGCAGAATGTCCCCCGAAGGACGGGGACTCCTCCTGCTACTGTTCATCACACTGATGACCATACTCATCGCCATCAAATTCTGGTACGTGTCACTACCCCTCATAGCGATCGGGATACTAACCTGGAAACTGTACCCAGCCGCCCGTAAACAACAAACGGCGGCCACCAAGACGACGGACAAACCCGGCAACCAGGCATCAGTCAGCAACCGCCGCTAAAAACGCACCAACCTCTTGGACTTGCGCGGCTGGACGGTCACACCAGCCGCCACCGCGTCAGCCCGCGCCTCATACGCCAACACAGCCGCCATCGCCGCGTCAATCTTCCGGGAACTCGACGGATTCTCCTTCGAAATCGTCACCCCCGCACGACCAACCCTGCGCCGAGCGTTAAGAACATGCTGCGCCAACACCGAACTACCATCATGAGTCAAAGCCCTACCAGCCACAGCCTCCCGGAACCGCTCCAACGCGGTCACCATCGGACGAGGCCGATTCGTCCACCACTCCATCGGACGCTGCTGAGTAGCGCTCACCCTCAAACGAGACCCGAACTCCGCCTGCCACCGATCCAAATAATCCTGCCAATGCGCCGGATCTCAAAACGCGCCCACCACCGTGAACCGGGCAAACGCTGACGCCACTGCGGCGTCCACCGCTTCACGATCCACCTGCCAATCAACACCAGCCGGCCCGTCAGGTTTCTCCCAACAACCCAACAACTCCAAATGCCCATCATCCACACGACACGCAACCAGCGCCGTGGAATCCTCCCGCACCGACCCATCAAAACCCAACGTCACCAACTCGTTGTCGGCAATAATCCGCAACGGGTCGGAACACGTCTGCCACTCATGGGGGGCGATCCACGCGTCCTCACCAGCAACAATCTGGTCAAGATAAAACCGTCTGCTTAAACTCGGCGGAGTCGTCGGATCGTAAATCTCCTCAATCAGCCGATCCACGTCCAGCCACACCGAGTCACCCCGGGCGGCTATCAAACCAGCGCGCAGCGACTCACGATCCGACAAATCCGTGTCCGGTGGGGCCTCAAGAGAGTCATACAGAAACCCCGTCGCCTTAGACCGGCCCTGCTCGATAGCCTGCCACGCTTCCCAGTCCTGCTCCGCAACCGAATCCTCACCCGGGTCATGCGCGTTCGTTATCGCCAACGACCGGGCAGAGCCGCCACGAACCTTAGCGAGGTTACGGGCAATAGCTTTAGACATTTCGTGGCCCTCATTAGAGGACAACCAGTGCTGAGTTTCGTTGGCCACAACAAACGTTGGGCGCCCGCCTTCCAGCGCACGAGGCGATGATGTGACCGCTTCAATTCGTCCGCTCCCACGGGAGTAAATAATTTCCTTACCGAGGTCAACGCCGTAATCGTTCATAAGAGCGTCGGATGCCATCGGGGCCATCAATGTCATCGTGTTGCGGGTTTGATCCTTTGACACCGCCGCGACCTGGACCCATGGCGCTGACACTGGCACCGCAACAGGATTGCCTTCGGCGTCCCAACCACCGAACCGGCACGGCCCAACGAACTCTGTGAGAGCCAACGACGCCGCTAACGGATCCTTTCCGGTTTCAACCCCAGCCCTTCATCCTCCGGAGCACGCCACGGCGATATATGAAACGACCAGTACCATCAACGGCATACCACCATAGAACGAAACGGAGCTGCTCGTCCGTGTATACCCACGGCTGACCAGCGTCTGGCCCATCTGGTTGCCGTAAGTAGTCGTATTGCCAATCCAGAATTTGCCATCCCAGCGTCCGATTATCATCGGGTACGCCAGTTGGACCGATACGAACAGCGTTTAGCTGAGGGGGAGTAACGACTGTCATGTGGGGGCATCACCCCCCCTCAATTATTCAGCGACGATATCGCCATTCCGAGAGGAACTTATACCCTTTAGAACGGTTACAGTCATAACAAGCCGGAAGTAGATTACCGACAGAGTGTCGACCACCACGCGCAATCGGCACCACATGGTCACGCTCTATCCGACCAGAGGCTCCGCAGTACGCGCACGAATTATGGTAGCGGATTAGCAGCCGACGCCAATCACGTTCTGAGACGTACGCTGCTTGAACACTCTGCCTAATATTTACACGCCGAATATCTCTGGCATTTTGATAGCTCACCGGGTTATTGCGGTAACACGCTCTGTTCTTTGCTTTCAACACTTCACGATTGCGCGCACGATACGCAGCGTGCCACGCCGCCAAGTAGTCAGCGTTACGGTGCTGCCACTCTCGCAGATATTGCTTCCGGTAGGTAGCTCGGCGAATTGAGTCCGCTTTCCACTTGCATGACTTTGAACAGTACCGGCGGGCATGATGCGCAGACTGTACGAGCTGAACACCGCAAGTCAGGCAGGTACGTCGAACTTTGGTAGGGTGAGCCACGTTGACCTTCGCGTTAGGTCGACACGGCCCGGAGGTGCTTCCGACACCTTTCGGGCCTCTTATTTCACAATCATATCAGTCAAGACGCCAGGTCCGATCCGGACCCTCAGCTAGTCACTGCCCGCCGCTTGGCGATACCGGGCCATCTGCGCCACCTTCGCATCCTCAACCGACGTATCCACCGGCAGACGCTCAATCTCCATCCGCACCCGCCGCCGCTCACCCTCCGACACCAACAAAGCATCCATGTCCCGCTGCAACGCCTGATACATCATCGACGACGGACGACCCGTGTACAGCTGATCAGACAACAACTGGGTGAAAACCCGGGCCCGCTGCCAATCACTCGGCTCATACCACTGCGCCTGCCCAGAAAGCCGCAACGACTCATAGAAATCACGGGCGATCGGATGCGGGTCATCAATCCCCAACTCGGGTACAACAACCTTTTCAGCGACCTCAACGCGGTCAGTTTGCACACGATTCTGGCGGCGGCGCTGGGAGGACCGCTTCGGAACAGGACCAGGCATCCGAGACACCTCCGCAGATGATCATCTATCGACTTGGCATCCCGTAGTGAACCGGGATCGCA